AAAATAATAAAATAAATCATAAAAAATAGTTGACATGAGATATAAAATCATATATAATGAAATCAACGATAAAAAAAGGAGGGTATCATATGATTACCATTGCAGAGTTGCGAGCAAAAAATAACAAGATGTCGCAGCGGGAGTTAGCTAGACAATTAGGCGTCACACAGACATCTGTGAGTAACTGGGAAAAAGACCAGTCAAACATTGGCGGTAAACATCTGAAAAATCTAGCGTTATTCTTTGGAGTATCTACTGATGATATTTTAGGCGTAACATCTACTGATGTTTAATTTTTTATAATCTCAATAAGATTATAAATCATATACGAAAGGAGCACAGATGAACGAAATCATCAACGTCACACTCAATGACAACCATGAGCCAGTGGTATCAGCTAGACAACTACATGAGGCTTTGGATGTCAAAACTCAATACACAAAATGGTTTGAACGTATGGCCGATTATGGCTTTATCGAAAATCAAGATTATATGACTATTAGTCAAAAAAGACTAACAGCTCAACGCAATGAAACAACATTTACTGACCACATCATCAAGCTAGACATGGCCAAATAAATTGCCATGATACAGCGAACAGAGCGAGGTAAGCAGGTCAGACAGTATTTCATCCAGGTAGAAAAAGATTTCAACAGCCCTGAGAAAATCATGGCAAGAGCATTGCTCATGGCTGATCAAAAAGTCCACAAGCTGGAGGCTCAGATTGAGGCTGATCGTCCTAAAGTACTCTTTGCAGAGGCAGTCAGTGCAAGTCACACATCTATCCTAGTTGGAGAGCTTGCAAAGCTACTCAAGCAGAATGGGGTAGACATGGGAGCTAATCGCTTGTTTAATTGGCTCAGAGCTCATGGATATCTCATCAAGCGCAATGGGCGTGACTGGAACATGCCTACACAGAAAAGCGTAGAAATGGGACTCATCAGAGTCAAAGAAACCAGTATCACACACGCTGACGGCCACATCACAGTTAGCAAAACACCACTTGTCACTGGTAAAGGTCAACAGTATTTCATCAATAAGTTTCTAAATCAGGAACGTTTGACAAGCTAAAGAAAAAGCCCTCAAAAGACGGCCAATCCATTTGAGAGCTAGAAAAATCTTTATAAGGAGATTATACCATGAAATCACAAAAAAAGAAATGGGAGCCACGGATAATCAATATCATGGCAGATGGCTCACAGGTTGACAATCTATCAGGGTACACAATCCCTGCAGGTCATTCATATTATGACATCATTTTAGGTGCACACAGCCAAGAATTTTAGAGAGAGGGGACACAATATGAGGTATGCAGTACATAATCAGGAACACTCATGAGAACTATACAGCGTTAAATAACGCTTTCACCCAAGACAGCAGGCTTGAGCCAGCAACAATAGGCATTTTGACGGTAATTTTAACCAATAAGCCTGACTGGGTTGTATACCCTGAGGAAATTGCTAGGCGGTTGAATATCAGCAGGCGGACAGTGGACAGACATTTCAAGATACTAGAGCAGTGTGGATACTTGTTATCTGTGAGAATTAGTCACGGTAGAGGGAATGGGACAGAATTTAGGAGATTTTTCTCAGACTGCCCCATGTCAGAGAGCTATAAAACTTACTTAAAGGAAAACCTGACAAAGGAGTTATCCACAGGCAACTAGATATGACTATTTTACACTTGGAAGATTTTGCCATGTTAAAAATTGCCATGTTAAAAATTGCCATGTTAAAAATTGCCATGTTAAAAATTGCCGTCTAATAAGTACTAACTATATAACAAGTACTAACTATACAATAATCTAAGCCTTACGGCACTAATTTAGTAATAATTACTAACTTTACAACAAACTACTACTAATCTAAATAAAGAAAAGGATAACTGAGTTATCCACAGGAGAAAAATCATGATTGACAAAGACAAAATTATCAAAGCACAACAAGAAAAAATTGAACGCATTGAACAGCTACAAAAGGAATTACATAAATTATCCTTGGGTGGATTGTTTGTTTTGGATATCTTAGGGGGAGATGATGAACTAGAAAGCTCACTAAAGGCTATCCATGATGTCTCACATGTCATCATGGATGTATTGAATGGCATGAGTTCAAAAGAGGCTATTGAGAAGAACCTGGCAGAAAATGATGACGAGGAGGAAGAATAATGTTAGCAAAACTAAAAGAATTTTTTGGACTAGATGACCTTTGGGGTGATGGGCAATCAAAATCAAACAGCAATCTAATTGAAGTCAGAACCCTCCAAACTGAAAACAAACGGCTTAAAGCCATCATCAAGCAACAAAATGACCTACTAAAAGAGCTCTCTGAGGAAAACATGGAGCTTGGACGTAGTCGTAGACAGTACGCTGACACAGTCGCAATGCAACAGCGCCTAATTGATGTCTATCAAGACATGGCAGGGTAGGAGGCAGCACATGGACAGAGGACTATTTGGCACCTTTGACTATGACCGTGATTACTTGCAGCCTCCTGAACCCAGGGAAGAACGTGACCCATCTGATTATGTATTCAGCGCTGGTCAATGGATCTATGTAGGAGATTGTTAGCCTATGGATAGAGATCACTATGAGGACAATGCCCGCTGTAGACAAAGACACCTTGATACTTGCTACGAGCTAGGCACTATTATCAATGAGCAACAGGACAAGATAGTCTCACTCATGAACGAAAACAACCGCTTAAAGCGTGAAAACTGGAATTTAAAACACAATAGAGGTAAAAGGAAATGACAAACGAAATCACACAAACTAAAGGAAACTATTTGACAGACCTACAAAAGCTAGATGGGGCAACCCTCAGAGACTTTGTAGACCCAAAACATCAAGCAAGCACTCAAGAGTTGCAGATGTTGATGGCGATTGTAAAAAATCGCAATCTTAACCCATTCACTAAAGAGGTCTATTTCATCAAGTATGGAAACAACCCAGCTCAGATTGTAGTCAGTAAAGACGCTTTCTTAAAACGAGCTGAGCAAAATCCAAACTATGACGGTTTCAAGAGTGGAATTGTCTACGAGGATGAAAAAGGCGAGTTAAAAAATAAAGAGGGCATTATCTTGCCAAGAGGTGGCAAACTCATTGGAGGATGGTGCGAGGTTTACCGAAAAGATAGAACACGCCCAGTCTATCGTGAGGTAGAGTTATCAGCATACAACACAGAAAAAAACTGGTGGCAAAAAGCTCCAGGCCAAATGATTGAAAAAGTAGCGATTGTGGCAGCGATCCGTGACACATTCTCTGAGGATGTAGGAGGTCTTTACTCATCAGATGAGATGGAACAAGCTCAACCTATTGATGTGACACCTCAAGAGAGCCGTGAGGATGTAGTAGCACGCAAAATGGCTCAGATTGAGCAATTTAACAGAGAGCAAGAGGCAAGCTATGTAGCACCCGAGATGGAACCTGAGGCACCTCATGAACCAATCCAAGGCGAGCTGCTAGATGACAATGAGCTTGATTATTAGAGAGGGGATAACATGCAAGAATTACAAGTAAAAATCACACAGGCTCAGGTTGAAATCATTGATCGTGAGAAATTTGAACAGAATATCAATGAGGTAGTGACTAAGTATCAAAACTACACGGTCACAGCCTCTACTATCAAGGATGACAAGCAAGTGCTTGCTAATCTACGCAAGCTAGACAAGCAAGTCTCTGATGAGCGTATCAGAAACAAGAAACTACTTTCTGAGCCTGCTGATGAGTTTGATAAGTACATCAAGAAAGCCATCCAGCCACTCAAAGACATCATCAATAAAATTGATGTAGATGTCAAAGAGTTTGAAAATCATCAAAAAATGGTCAGACTAGACACAGTCAAGGCTTACATTTCAAACAAGTCAGCTGAGTACATGATAGACCCTAGAGTCTTTGATGAAAAGGCGACAGAATACATCAAGGCTAGTGATTTCATGGCTGATGGGATGACCCTTGAAAAAGTAACCATGAAAAGCCTTGATGATATGGTCACATTTGAATTTCAGAAACAGCAAGAGCTTGAGAAATCTAAATCAGCTATCTCAGGGCTCTGTGCTGAGTATGGGATGACTGACTCTCCATATATCCGTATGTTAAGAGACTTGACCCTTGCTGAGGTCTTTGAGCAAATTAAAGCTGATTATGAGTTTCAAAAGCAAAAACAAGAGCTTGAACGTGCAAGACAAGAACTTGAACAAGCTAGTCAGCCAAAATCAACAGAGACCCCAAAATTTGACCCTGAGACAGGCGAAATCTTGGACGGTGGGGAATTATCCCAAAATGAGCATAACGCTCTCAGAGGGGCTGAAAATAGCTTAAAACGATATACCCAAAAAATGACGGTTGAGGTATATCTTGTAGACACGGCTGACAAAGACCGTTTCAAAGCTACGCTAGAACAGGCAGGATTTAAGGTCAAGCATAATTACAAGGTTAGTGGGTATCAACGTATTGAGCCTTTGACACAGGATGAACTCAATGAGCAGAATGGGTGGTAAAAATGGAAATCAAGAAAATATCTGATAGCATTTCAATCTATTCAGACGGCAAGAGATTGCAAGTTATCCACAACTTAGGAGATGAGTTTATCCTAGATTTGAGTGTAGAGACGGGTACAACTTACAATGTGGATAATTTTTCTCAGTTTGTAAGCATAGAGCTTGAGCCTGTTTTTAAAATTTGTGGCTTTTGCTCAAAAGCTGGAGAGGATATGCACAGATTAAGATGGGCTATTCTACAATTTGAGGAATTTGAACGATATATCAAAGACAATCAGGATGACCTGCTGAAATGGTGGGAAAATCCTAAGGAGAGAATTATCAAGGAGAAAAGTAAATGATCAATAACGTCACACTTATCGGGAGGCTTGTAGCGCCTCCTGACCTACGGAAAACGCCTAACAATGTATCTAGCTTGCAGGGCACACTTGCAGTCAATCGCAATTTCAAAAATGAAAATGGAGACCGTGAGGCTGATTTTATTAACTTCCAAGCGTGGAGAGGCACAGCTGACATCATTGCTCAGTATTGCAGCAAGGGTTCACTTATCGGGATCATTGGACGCATACAAGTCAGGTCTTACGAGAAAGACGGTCAGCGTCGATATGTAACCGAAGTAGTCGCTGAGAGCGTCACTTTGCTAGAAAGTCGCAACAGTCAGCAGTCTCAAGGGCAAGGCAACACTTTCCAAAATGGGAATAACTCACCTTTTGCCGATCCTAACCCATTTGACCTCCCAGATGACGGTTTGCCGTTTTAGGAGGTATAGCCAGTGGAAGTAGATAAAATTATAAAAAAGGATGTTTTAGAATTTATGGCGACAATTCCTGATAATAAAATCGATTTAATTGTTACCGACCCTCCTTATTTGATAAATTACAAAACAAATCGGCGCAAAGAAAAACATAAATTTTCAAACGTTATTGAAAATGATAACAATCCTGAATTGATAAAAGAGTGTTATCGAATTTTAAAAGATGATACGGCTATTTATATATTTTGTTCATTTGATAAAGTTGATTTTTTTAAAAAAGAAATTGAGAAATATTTCACGGTAAAAAATATTATCATTTGGAGAAAAAATAATCACACTGCAGGTGATTTGGAAGCGCAATTTGGAAAGCAGTACGAAATGATAATACTGGCGAACAAAGGGCGGAAGAAATTTAATGGCGAGCGCCTAACAGATGTTTGGGATTTCAAGCGAGTCAGCTCAGATAAACTACTCCATCAAAATCAAAAACCTATCGAATTGATAAAAAGGTGCATTATAAAACACTCAAATGTTGGAGATATTGTATTTGATGGATTTATGGGAAGTGGAACGACAGCGCTGGCAGCATTAGAGCTAGATAGGCATTTTATAGGAACTGAAATAGATGAATATTATTTTGGTATAGCAGAGGAGCGGATAAAAAACCACAACGCTCAATTAAGTTTATTTGATGAGGTATGAGATGAAATTAACCCTGAACATTGAGCCTAAGCCACAATCACGGCCAAGGTTTGCGAGACGTGGAAATTTTACCACGACTTACGAAGATAAGGATATGAAATCCTGGCGCAATCATTGCCAGCTGCTCATTGCTAATCAGTACATGGGCAAGCCTATTCCAGGACGACGGTCAGATAGCGCTACATGATGTAGGCAAGTTCTACAGTCTAAATCCACGGATAGAGGTAGAGGTGGAGCTTATGGAACCCCTGAGTATTTAAAGAAATGAGGAGCAGATGGCTAACTACGCATTATATCAGGGTGATGTGTTTGTTACGCTTGGGACATTAGCGCAGATCAGTAGCGAAACAGGAATTACTGAAAGGATGTTAAAGTACTACACTTACACATCACATCAACGACGAAACCCAAACGGTAGGGCCGTTATTAAAATAGAGGAGGAAGATAATGAGAATTAAGACATCAAATGACACGATCATTCACGTCAATAAGTCTCAACGCAGTATCACGATCGAGGGCGTCGAATTAAGCGGCGATTGTCGTGCTCTGGTTTCAGACAACAAGAACGGAACAGGCACAAGGGAGAACTGCGCATCGTGAATTTCTAAAGAAAAGACTGAAGAAATTGAAAGCACAATTGAAGGAGTTAGAAGAATGATAGTTTGGGCGCTATTTGATAGTGGGAATGGTTCTTACTTCAAGGGTGCTAACTCTCTGAATAGTTCGGGGGGGGCGAATATTGAAATCTATTCAATCGGAATGGATATAGAAAACAAGAACAATCACTTCATACCGTTAAATTTAGCAGACTATTCAAGGCTTTTTGGAAATAATACGCTTTTTGATACACTTGACAAATTGCCACATCCAGACCTAATAATAGCAAGTCCGCCTTGTGAAAGTTGGTCAAATGCTAGTGCAATAGCAAATGGAAATGCTTGTTGGAAACAAGAAGATTTATCAGATAGTCTTTTTAAACCACAAATTCCACCAAGTATATTTACTATTCGAGCTAACAAGGACTACAAGGATGCATATAACAATTATCAATATGATAGGCAATTTATGAAACGTGTGAATGGTGAACTATGTGCATTTAATACCATCGAGATCATAAAAAGGTATCAACCTAAGTATTGGATAATAGAAAACCCAGCAAGTGGGCGATTGTGGAGATACATTGAAGAGATTATGGGTTTTAAACTACCATATCTCAATCCTACACGATATAACAATTATGGTTATCCAATTCAAAAACCAACAAAATTTGCTAGTAATATTGATTTATGTCTTAAAAATGACATTATAAAACAAGAAATCGAGTGGGGCAATTTTTCTAAGTCATATAATGAACGGTCAAATATTCCACAAGAATTAGTCATAGATATTTTTAAAAAAGTTAAAAAGGAGTTAGAAAATGAAAATACAAGAATTGATAAGAAAGTATGAAGAATTGTGGGAAGCACACAGCCCTTTTCATGAGCCTGTACCTTATACTTCAATGGTTGAACTTTTTTTGAAAGAGTTGAAACAATTAGACGAACCGCAGAAAGTCAAAATCCCGCAATTTGTGGCGGATTGGATTGAGGAATGTAAAAATGATGATTTCCATTTGTTCGGCGCAATGGAAGCCATTTCTTTAAACCAAAAAAAACTGGATTATTGGTTTAGAGAAGACGACAACATGGAACTCTTCGCTCGTGCATGGCTTGACGGCTACGAGGTAGAGAAAGAGAAAAAATACAAAATTACACTTCTAAACCGAAATGACGGGGACTTATATCTCATCAACCAAAATGCAGGAGTATCTGACAAATACGGCCATTTTTCTCCCGTAGTGCTCCTTTTTACAAAAGGGACTAATTTCTCAGAACAGTGCTATAAACTCACGAAAAAGGAAGTAGCTTCGAATGGTTTTGGCTGGGTATTTGATTGCCCAGGAATCAAGATCGAGGAGGTGGAGTGATGGAACGACCTGAACGATACCCATCTGGACACTTCATTCCTGAACTTATTGAAGATGAAGATATTATCTTTAACAAAGATAGCGAATATCACAAGCAGAAGAAAAAAGAAAAGAAAAATCCCATTTTTAAAAGAAATAAGTCCAAAAATAGATGGGCGCTTTGAGGAGGTAACGGATTGAAACGATTTATAGCACTGTGGATTGTCTTGTCAGCTACTTTGAATATCTGGCAATGTGTCCACATTAAAAACCTTGAAAAAAAGCGCCCGATTGTAATCTACAAAGCAGACAATAAAGGCGCAGAAATCAAAGGCAAAGTCGTCCATAAGGAGAAGATGGGCGACCTGTACACGATCACAATACAGAACTACGGCATTTTCGTAGTCACGCAAACAAACTACGAAACTTTAAGGATTGGAGACGAGGTGAGGTTATGAAACCTAAATTTAGAGCATGGTATGTGTTAGCAGAAGAAATGATTGACGAAATACTGATGATTTCATTCGTTAGAAAAGAAATCATAGGGAAGTTTAGTGACGGTTCTACATCGGTTCCGTTAAAGTTTGAAGATAAGCGAAATGGAGAAGATGCTATCCTCATGCAATCAACAGACCTCAGAGACCGAAACAGTGTCGAGATTTTCGAGGGAGATATCCTTGAAATTCAAGGGATTAGAATGGTTGTAAAATTTGGAAGTTATGAATACATTGAGTCATCGAAGAGCAATGGGCATACGTTAGGTGTAGTGTACGACGGACTAGGTTTTTATGTCGAGTGCATCAACGCTACTGACCCAGATAGGATAAGCCCATTTGAACCAGAAACACTAAAAGAAAGTGTTGTTATTGGAAATAGGTTTGAAAATCCAGAGTTTTTGGAGGTAACAGAATGACCCCTGAACAAATCGACAACGTAAACAAACCAAGCCACTACCAAGGTAGGTATGGCATGGAATCTATCGATGCTTTAAGAAATTTCATGACAGATGAACAGCTGAAAGGCTTTTATCTTGGAAATGCCTTGAAGTATCTACTACGCCATCAAAAGAAAAACGGTCTTGAAGACCTGAAGAAAGCACGCAAAAACCTTGATTGGTTGATTGAGGAAATGGAGAACAAGAATGAGACCTAAAAAATATCCGTACACAGGGAGCAAAATAAAGAAAGTTACTACAACAGGAATAGGAGCTCGAGAGCTTGTAGTCTTTCCTAACGTAGCCTTTAGAAAAACCTTGCTCAAGTACGTTTTCTCAGTTGTCAAACAACGTGACAACACTACAATCATTTATTTCAGAATCCCAAAACTACTCGGAGGATACGAGGAGGAAAGAGCAAAAGTACATCTAAGCTATGAAAAGACGATGAGGATACTCAATAGCTACTAAAACAAAAAAGCCGAGGCATTCACTCTACCCCGACAACGTTTTCAATAATATTATTATATCATAAAGGAGATAGAGAGTGAAGGCAAAAGAGCTTTTGAGCGAGTTGCAAAACCTCGACATGGATATCCAGAGCAGAATAGACGAAATCAACGAACTTGAAGCTGGCCTGCTCTCAAGTCCTAAGTGGTCCGAGGTTAAAGTCCAAGGCGGACAAGCTAGAAAAGTTGATGATGTCTATACTCAGCTTGTCGTGATGAAAGAGGCTATAGAACAGGATACTAAAGAGGTTATCAACAGAAAGCTTGAATTAGGTAGGATGATCAATAGGCTTAAAAATCCAAAAAGTAGGTCTGTCCTTAGAATGACTTACATTACTAAGTTGTATGTAGATGATATCTGTGACAAACTAGCTATCAGCAAGAGTTCGTACTATAACATGCGTAAGATGGCTATTGAAGAACTTAGCACAATTTTAGAACATTTGGAATAATTTGGAACGTTCTAAAAACGTTGCGTAAAGTTAGACAATCTTGATGTGCACTGTAACGATAATCTGTTAGAATGGTAGTATCAAGAATTGAAAAGAGAGGTCTCAGAATTGGTAGATGGTTACCTGTAATGCCAGGGGGCTGTGATGGCCTTGGAGGTTCGACCCCTCCCCTCTTTTAAGGGAATATAGCTCAGTTGGTAGAGCGCCTAGTTGAAGCCTAGGAGGCCACTGGTTCAATTCCAGTTGTTCCCGTTGTATCTCTGTGAGTAGCTATCACAATAGGGGTACAGGGCGGTAATTAGATTTAGGCTGATTAACCTGTAGGACAGAGATGAATAGCGCTATATAAGGCTCTGGTGGGGGAGGCACCCACTTACCGCATACAGTCACTCTTTGAGTGGCTTTTTTATTTTTCAAAACAAATAAACAGCAGGAGGTTTAGGCTTGGGTAGAGCAAGAGACCCCAACCGAGACAAAGCATTTGAAATCTATTCAGAGAACAATGGAAACATTGAACTGATTGAGATTGCTGAGCGTTTGGGTGTTTCAGCTGGCACTGTCCGAGGTTGGAAAAGTAAAGACAAATGGGAACCTAAAACAAAAGGAACGTTCCAAAAGAAAAATACGGAACGCTCCAAAAATCCGAGGGGTGCTCCTAAGGGTAGTAAAAATGCTTTAGGGCATGGGGCACCAAAGGGAAACACTAACGCCCTCAAACATGGACTGTTTGCTAAGTATCTACCTCAAGAGGTATATGAGATAGCGCAAGAGCTTTCAGAAAAACAGCCTATAGACATCCTTTGGGAAAATATCACGCTGACCTATGCTAATCTTTTGCATGCTCAGCGTATTCTTTACGTTCAGGACGTTGATGATACTACTACCATGCTGATTGCCAGCACAGCTAAAGGCAGTGAAAATTATGAGGTTCACACGGCATGGGATAAGCAAGGCAAGGCCTTAGCTGCAATGGCAAGAGCACAGTCAGAGCTTAAGAGCATGATTAAGACCTATGACGAGCTCACACGCTCCCCTCTTGTTACCGAGGAGCAACGCTTGAGGATTGATAATCTCAAGGCTCAACTAGGCTCTAATGATGAAGATGACACAGTCATTACTGGATTTACATTTGATAGGAGTGAGTATAATGGCAATACTGAATCTAGCGAAACTGATTAACCCAGTATTTGATGAAGTCCTCTACACACTCAAGAGTCATATAGTGCTCAAGGGCGGCCGTGCCTCTACCAAGTCATCAGTAGTCTCTATTGACCTTGTAAATGACTTTATCAATGATCCCAACGGTAATGTGGTAGTTTTGCGTAAAGTGGGTAAATACCTGAGAATGTCAGTGTATGAACAGATAAGATGGGCCATCTATGAGATGGGGTTAGCTAATCAGTTCAAGTTTGGGAAATCTCCCTTACAAATCACCCACAAGCAGACAGGTACAGCCTTTTATTTTTACGGTGTAGACGATCCAATGAAACTCAAATCCCAGAAGATAGCCAAAGGCTATGTCATGGCCGTATGGTTCGAGGAATTGGCTGAGTTCGAAGGTCGTGAAGATATTGATATAGTTGAGGATACTTTTATCCGTCAAGAGCTACCGAATGGCAAAGAGGTCAAGGTCTATTTCACATACAACCCTCCAAGAAATCCCTATGACTGGATAAATGAGTGGGTTGCTGAGAAAGCTAGTGACCCAACTTACATGATACATCACAGCACCTACCTTGATGACAAGTTAGGTTTTTTGTCTAAGCAGATGAAAGACAAGATAGAACGCTACAAGGAGACGGACCCTGACTACTATCGTTGGATGTATTTGGGCGAGGTAATCGGTTTAGGTAATCATGTTTACAACATGAGCTATTTTAAGCCACTAGAAAGCCTCCCAGACAACGACAAAGTGATAGGTATATCATTTGCCTTGGACACAGGACACCAACAGTCAGCGACGGCCTGTGGAGCTTACGGCCTCACTGCCAAGGGCAATGTTATCTTACTTGATACGTTCTACTATAGTCCAGCTGGCAAGACAATCAAAAAGGCACCTAGTGAGCTCTCTGTGATGATCCATGACTTTATAGACAAGGTCATGAAGACCTACAGAGTACCTAAACTCAAGATGACTATTGATAGTGCTGAGGGGGCTTTGCGTAACCAGTATTTCAAAGATTATGGCGAGCGCTGGCACCCTGTGGCCAAAAAGAAAAATCAGACTATGATTGATATGGTTATCAGTCTACTAGCTGAGGGGCGTTTCTACTACCTTGACATCCCTAATAACAGGGTCTTTGTAGAGGAGCATAAGATGTACCGCTATGATGACAAGTCACTCAACACAGATGACCCCAAAGTCATCAAGGAAGATGACCACACGGTAGACGAGTTCAAGTATTTTGTCCTAGACAACGCTAGAGAGCTAAGACTAAAAGCCTAAAGGAGCTAACAATGGGAATAGTAAAGACTATCAAGAATTTTTTCACAAGGAGCAAGTACGTGATGACAACACAGAACTTAACGAATATCACTGATCACCCTAAAATAGCAGTGTCATCCACAGAGTATGACCGTATTAGGGAAAATCTCAAGTATTATGCAGGACATTACCCACAGATTGAGTATATTGACAGTAACGGCACGCCTCAAAAGCGAGCTTTCAACCATCTACCTATTGGACGTACAGCAGCCAAGAAGATTGCAAGCCTAGTATTTAATGAACAGGCTGAAATTAAGCTAGACGACAAGGACGCTAATAAATTCATTCAGAAACAGCTACAAGATGACAGATTTGTCAAGAATTTTGAGCGTTACCTGGAGAGTGGTTTGGCACTTGGTGGATTAGCTATGAGGCCATACGTTGATAGAGACAAGGTAAGAGTCTCTTTCATTCAAGCGCCTGTCTTTTTGCCTCTACAAAGTAACACACAGGACGTCTCTAGCGCTGCTATTATCACTAAGACAATCAAGTCAGAGGGTAACAAGCAGAAGTTTTACACACTGATTGAACTGCACGAATGGGGCAAGGATGGCAAGTACACAGTCACTAACGAGCTCTACAAGTCTGATAATCAGAACGTGGTAGGCTCTAGGGTTCCTCTGTCAGACCTCTATGAGGATCTTGAGGAAGTGGTAGACCTGAACGGCTTGAGTCGCCCACTCTTTACTTATCTGAAAACTCCAGGGATGAATAATAAAGATATTAACTCAGCTCTTGGGTTGTCTATCTTTGACAATGCCAAGACTACAATGGACTTTCTTAATACCACCTATGATGAGTTTATGTGGGAGATTAAGATGGGTCAGCGCAGAGTGGCCGTGCCTAGTCAGATGATCAAAGTTGAGTACAATCAGGAGGGCGAGAATGTCACAGTCAAGCGTGAGTTTGAGGCAGGGCGTAATGTCTATGAACAGATTGACTCAGGTGACATGGACAAAGGTATAGGTATTACAGACCTTACAACACCTATCCGATCGGATGACTATATCAAGGCTATCAATAAGATCCTAGCGATTTTTGAAATGCAGATAGGAGTATCTTCTGGAACCTTTACATTTGACGGTAAGAGCTTGAAAACAGCTACTGAGGTTGTTTCAGAGAACTCAGATACTTATCAGATGAGAAACAGCATTGTCAGCTTAGTAGAGCAGTCTTTGAAAGAACTCATTATCTCAATGTTAGAGTTAGGCAAAGCCTACGGTCTTTATAAGGGAAACATCCCTGACATGGAGAAAATTAGCATTAACCTTGATGATGGAGTCTTTACAGACCGAAATGCTGAGCTGGACTACTGGGTTAAGGTTGTAAATGCTGGTTTTGCTACGGATGTCATGGCCATTGAAAAGGTGCTCAATGTTACGCCTGAAAAAGCTAAAAAAATTAAAGCTGAAATCAGTGGCAATGCTATTGATGAGGCTAGTGGAGAGCGCAGTCCTGAGGATGTAGGAGTCTATGGAGAGTAGCATGAAAAAACTATTTAGGTTTATTTTGCCACCGCTCAACCCAGCCAAACTATTTATTAAGTTACCAAACAGGTTTTTGAGGTGGGTATGGTATGACTAAAAAGAAACCAATCAAGTTAAATGATGAGCAGCTAATGCTTGACGCTAGTCAGGTTGCAGACATTTATCATCAGCTAACTCTTGACCTTTTTGACCAGGTAATAGATCGTATCAAAGAGCGTGGCTCTGCTAGTCTTGATGATAACCCTTATATTTGGCAACTTGAGAAAATGAATGAAATGGGCCTACTCAATGAGGATAATGTCAAGCTCATTTCTGACCGTTCAGGTATTGCTGAGGAGCAACTTAGACATGTCATCCAAAATGAGGGCTACAAAATCTACAAAGACACCAAACAGCAACTTTTAGAGGCAACTGGTGGAGGTGGTTTTGCTGGTAACTCACTCATTCAGACCAATCTAGCTGCTTATGTCAATCAAGCTATGGGAGATATAGACAACCTCATCAATACCACTCTACCAATGAGTGTCAGAAAGGTTTATCAGTCCATAGTCCAGGAGAGCGTGGCTAAGGTTGTCACAGGACTTACTACCTCAGACAAAGCTATCTCTGATACAGTCATGAAATGGGCTGAAAAGGGTTTTTATGGCTTTACGGATAGCCAAGGAAAACACTGGAAAGCTGACACATACGCTAGGCAAGTCATCAAATCAACGGCTTGGCGTGTCTATCGTGAGGTCAGAATGGCTCCAGCTGAGGAGCTGGGGATAGATACCTTTTATTATCACAAGAAAGCTACAGCAAGAGAGATGTGCGCCCCTCTGCAACATCAGATAGTAACTACTGGAGTTGCTAGAGAAGTAAATGGAGAGCGTGTCCTAGCTTTAGCTGATTATGGCTACGGCCATCCCGCTGGCTGTCAGGGGATAAATTGCACTCATGAGATGACACCGTACATCCCAGGAGTTAACTACAAGCCTGATTTGCCTGATTATTTGAAAGACCTAACACCTGAGCAGGCTATAGAAAATGCAAACGTACAGGCCAAACAGAGGGCCCTTGAGCGTTCTATCAGACGGTCCAAGGAATTTCTCCACGTTGCAGAGAAACTAGGTGACCAGGAGCTGATAGACAAGTATAAAAGCAAGGTTAGGATCAAACAGGGAGCCATGAGAGACTATCTCAAACAGCACCCTTTCCTACATCGTGATTATGCTAGAGAGAAATACTATGATGACCCTTATACCAAAGCCAAAAAAGAGGTTAAGCTTAGAGAAGAACAAAAGAAAGTTAGAGAGCTTGCTACTAAGCGTGCAGAACTTGAAAAAGCTGTGAAAAATGGTAAAATAGTAAGTGTATCAGGGGTTACAGTAGGGCATACGCCTCCAGGAAAGGCTGGAGAGCCAAATAGTGTAGTCCAACACAACGCAACGAATGGAGATGTACTTGGTAGAACCTATTATGATGATAGGGGTTACAAAGTAAAAGATATACATTTCACTAATCATAAGCAACCAGATAAACATCCTTACGGGAAAAAAGGTGAGCATGTTCATGACTATGTGTTTGATGATGACGGCAAGTTTATCAGTAGAACAACTAGAGAATTAACAAACAATGAAAGAGAGGAGAACTTAGATATATTATGGCGATACTAGATGATTTACAAGCGTTATATGATAACGGCTGGGACGCCTCTTTTGTCTACAAAGGACAAGATTGTGCTATCTTACCCAATTCTGCAACGGACATTCAGGTCTCTATAGGAGCTCAAACATATGTAGTGTCCTCTCTTGATGACTTAATAAACTTAGATATTGACGGTCAAAAATTGTCAAATATCATGTCTAAAACAGAAGTACAATACTATTAGCGCTTAGTACATTCTAGGCGCTTTTTTCATGCAATAAATTTCTATAAACCACTATAAACCTATGGAAGTCCATCAGGTTTTTTCTTTTGCCCTGGAGCATGGCGTAAAACTGTCTTAATTTGTCCATGTGACGTAAAAAAGGAGGAGTTAAGACATGAGTCTTAAA